TTTGTTTTTAAAATGTAATTCACCAAGTTTATCTAAATCATCTTCATTAATATCTGCCAAAACAGTCATATTTTCTAAATTAAAATATGTAATCACTTGCCCACCAGAGTTTTCAACATATGGAAATTCTTTTCCCTTACTATAGGTTTTATTCATTAAATTACTTATATAATTACCATAAATTGTTTTGGTGCTATAATCTACAAATACAATAAAATATTTATGACCATATAATGATTCTCTTTCTATGTATCTATCTATTTGTGTTTTATTTTTACCTGTGCATTTGTGGTTAATCTTAAAAGTGTGTCTTTTAGTGCTAACTTCTACAAAATATAAATTATTATCTTTTTCCATAATAATATCATTTTTATTATAGTTGTTTTTATCTTCATTAGTCCAATAATTAATTTTGTTTTCTTTTAAATATTTGCAGACAAGTTTTTGCCCAAACATTCCTATTTCTTTATTTAAGTGTTTACTCATAATTTTATAGTTTTTGATATTCATAATATGCTTTGTTTTTTTGTTCGTATTTATAGAAAGCAAGTAGCTCTTCTTCGTTAAGTGATTCTTCTGTATATAGTTTGTCAAAAGCGAAGGATACTTTTTTAATATCCTTCACTTCTTCTTTTGGTTGTATATAATCAATATACTTAAAATCTTTCTTTTGGATTTTATATGCCTGCACCAATGATATATAAGTTATCTTATACTTCTTTGCTATCTCTGGCATCGTTTGTCCGTTCATCAACATATTTTGTATATCCAACGAACTCAAACCCAATGCGGTTAAGATTTTTGATTGTTTCATAATACTTAAAAGGGTAAATCGTTTGAAGTATTACTTGCCTCAGCTTTAGGTGCTTCTGCATCTGGCTTCCAAGTATCTACACTAATACTTACATCTTTACCATACTGGTCAGCTTCATCTTTTAAATTAATATTTAGTTTGATGAATTTGTTACCATTATATTCTTGTATGTATTCTGATATTTTACTTGGATTAATAGTTACTTTTAGCCATTTAGGATTCATAACTTTACCACTACCACAATATATTGTTTCTTCTTTTTTACTCATTGTTATTTGTTTTTGTTTATAATCTGGCATCCAATGCCATTCTTTTTTTATCATTAAAATCTATATGTTATTCCTACAGCTACAAAAAAACCTCCTGTTGCTATAGCAAATGTATTAGGATTTAAATCTAACTTTTGTTTGTGCCATAACATATTAGTTGTTCCAGCAGTCATTAAAGATAAACCACCTATTATTGCAAACTTTTTCATACTACTTCCTCCACTTCTGTTTTTACTTCTACTATATCACTTGAGTAACCCTGAGGTTCTCCATTCCACTCTTTAAATTTATCTGTGTAATAATCGTAATCCATCCAACCTTTAAATAATAAACTATCATCTAATTTATATATCTGTACATTAAATGGTGTTGTAGTTTCTATTGCTACAATATAAGCATCTGTATCTTTATCGTATTGGTCTTGATACATTGCCAATTGCATCTTATAATCATTATAGTATAAATCTCTTTCAAAGCGTTTTCCAGCATCATTAGTAGTTTTTATATCTACTATACACTTTCTACCTTTAAACGTTGTTAGAAGGTCTGCAAAGCCCTTAAAATTAATATCTTTATGTTGCCACTCTAACTTAATTTCAGTATCTACTTTATTTTGCATCATTTCAGTTAATACTGGGTGTAACATAGCATTGTTAATTATCTTGTTTGCATCATCTAATTCTTGTTGCTTAATTAGTGTCTTGCCTTCGTTCTGTTCTTTGAACTCAATCCATTGTTTTCCAGCTCGCCTTGCACCTTCAAAAATTGCAAACTCTTTTGTAAATGTATCTGGTTCTAATAACATCTTGTGTATTATAGTTCCAAACTGCATTGCATCTGTAGTTTTTAATTCTTTGTTCCAGTAAGCAAGTAAATGGTTAGGAGATTTTTTAAACTGGCATAAAGCCGAGTAACTCAAGTGATTCTTTTTCATAATATATAGTTTAATTTATTTTAGATATGTATTAATTGCCATAGCTAAAACGATTCCGAAAAATACGCTTGTCATAATAAGCGTTGCTAATTCTGTAATATTTGTTTCTATCATTGTTTCTTAAAGTTATCTGCTTCTGAATCTGAATAAATACCATATTCATAAGCGTTAATTAATTTTAGTATTAACCTATCTTTCAGTCTCTTTTCTGCCATTGCAAACATATAAGGAGCTTTACAGTTCTTAGGTGATGCTTCACCAGTACTCCAGATAACTTTGTTACCACGTTTTGCATCTCCTACTATTGCAACATCTTGGTTGCTATCTCTGTATATTGTAGGTGCGCCAAATTGTATGTTTTCTTTTGCTGCTATCTTTTCACAAGCATCGTGTGTTATAATCCACATACTTCTTGTACCTCTTTTTAATTCCCAAAAGTCATCTTTGGATAAATTATATTTTTGTGCTAATTCTTTAATTTTCATAGTTTTTAATTTTTGTAAATATAGTTTTTAATTGTTTCATTCTTTGTTCATTGTATTGCATAGCAATTGTTTTTAATTGCCTGTCAATGTTTTCAAGTTTTTTAATAAACCCTTCAAACCTATGTCTATGTATTTCTAAATCATTATTTGTTAGGTGTATTCTACAGATAATACGTTTGTTCCAATTAGCTCTTATTACTAAGTTGCGTAACCTATCTTGTAAGTATCTGTTAGTTTCATAAGCCCACCAATGGTTAATGTTATCATTGTGGTGTTGTTCGTTATGTGGATGTGGATAATGTATCATTGCTCATTATATTTTTCCATTAAACTAAGTAATACTTCAGAATAAGATTTGTGTCCATTCTCTTTGCATTTGCCTTGAAACTTAACCAGCGTTTCTATTTTCTCTGCTGGTACGTAAAAGGTTCTTGTTGTGTATGATATTTCTCTACTCATAATTGTTTGTTTTTATTTGTTTGTATAAGAAAGGGTGCTTTTACACACCCTTGTTTTTTATTTTATTAATCTTTTATCGGTTGTTAAATGGTTGCTTATAAAACCTAATTTATTATCCTTTTTTACTGGCGAAATACTTCTTAACCATTCGTTTCTTTTTTTGTTAAGTTCAATATATTTTGGTGTTGATTTTACTTCATCCAATATACTTTTAAATAACTCTGGAGAATAATCAAGATTTCTTTCTTTAATAATGTCTTGTGTAATATCTAAAAAATGTTTCATAATATATGTTTTTAATTTTATGATGTAAATATATATATAATTATAATACAAATTACAAAACACACTAAAAACTTTATTAACAATTAAATGTTAATTCTAAAATAAATGTGTAATTCTGGCTACTTGGCCATTGTATTTAGAGAAAATAAAACCTTCTATTGCTTGGTTGTTAGATGAAGTATAACCTTGCTTGTGATGCCAATTATCTGCGGGCGATGGGCTACGGAAACTTTCTATAGAGCAACCGATTAAATCTTTATTACCTATTTTATGATGTACGTGATGCGTAAACATATATCTGTATTTAGTTTCACTCCACTCTTTACACTCATCTGCCATTAGTAAAGGTAATAAATCCCACTTAGCACCATCTCCGTGTGTACTACCAATTAAATTATTATAATAAGTATAATACTTTCTATGTTGTAAACTAATATCAAAAGTTATGTTCTTACTATTTCTAAAGTATGTTGCAATAGTATCTGCTAAGCAAAAACCAGTCAAGTAATCGTGATTACTACTATTATAAACAACGTGCAAATCAGGATAAAAAGAAACTAAAGTTTCAATAATATTTATATATAATCTTTTAGCTATATGAAAATGCTCAAAAAACATTCCATCAACATCTTGAACAGTTCCTTTTGTAGTTTTACCACCACTTGGTGTATCAATGTGCATTACATCGTTACCAATACATAGTATTAATTTATCTATATTAAAACCATTACTTTTTTGTAATATACCATCAATAGCTTCTAATGTTCGTTGTACTGCTATTTGTTTATTATACTCTTCGCCACTTACAAAAGATTTACATAATTTACCAATATGTATATCTGCTGGTGATATTAAAAGGCAATGTCCATCCTTTACCTTAGGTTTAACAACCTTTTCAAAGTTTGGTGAGTATTCTTTAAGGTCGTTTAATAATTGTTTCTTAAACTCCTTTAAATCGTTTTGCTTAAAATTAGGATTCTTAAAATATAAACTGGCTTTCTTGTTCTTTATCCAACCACTATGAATATCATTAGGATTTAAACCCTCAGCTTTTGCTTCTTGTTTTAACCTTCTATAATCGTTTATAATTTGTGCCTCGTCTGAGTTGAGGCGATAACGTGGATTGCCTTTATCTTTCCACCTTTTTTTGTGTGATTTCATTTAACAATTTTGTTAAATATAATAAAAAAATTTAATTTACTTTTTTTTAGCTATTGAACCAAAGTAGTAACCAACAATAGAAAGCACGATTCCTTCAACGATTCCAGTTGTATGTATCATTAGTTCTTTATTATGTACTGGTACTTCAATAAACACTATTGCAAATAATAATAAAACAAAACCGCCTAAACCAATAATACCTGTAAAGTTCATCATCCAATCTTCACTACCAGCTTTAATCATTTCAACTTCACGTTGTCTTGCTGAGTTTCTATCTTGTACTTCTAACTTATACAACTCGACTAATTGCTCGTGTATTTGTTGTTTTTCTTCTGATGTAAGGTTAGTGTCTTTTTCAATTAAATTTTTAACTACACCTAATAAACCAGCATCAGGTAATAAAGAACCAGCAACATCTAAAACATCAGGTGCTTTTTCTGCTAAGAACTTTCCTATTTTAGTATCTTTTAATTGTTTCATCCACTACAGCTTTCGCAAGTTTCATCATCAATATTACAAGTTCTTTCTGGAACTGGTAAGTTTTCCATTTTCTTAATTAAGTCCTCTAAGTTAGTTTGATTGTTTTTTTCCAT